TACCGCTCAAATCAAATTCCCCATCCTCATGCAGGTAATCAGTCTCACCAATTTTTTTAGAAGCCATGACATAATTCACTTCACCATAGGAAAATTTCACTTTCTTATTTGTGCTCCTGATTAACATACTTCCTATAAATGGATACCAGTTTTTTAAACACCTCGCGGGTGCTATGTCGTAATTGTAGCCAGTGTGAGGGTCAAGGACATTTATAATTGATTCATAACCTTCGTCCTGCTTTGTCCTGAAGCCAGAACCGATTGATGAGTCACGGATTAAAACGATGGCGAAATTTTCATCATCCAGTTTGCTGTCGGTGGTAGAAAATTGCAACCTCCTTTGGTGTTCAATTTGGTAGCCGCTCGTTCGTGTCTTAACTGAGATCTTATATTTGTTCTTGGTGTTTATAATTGGGATAGCCGCTTTGCGCAGGGTGTTGAACTCATCCACAGCGTTGACTTTCCCAATATCTAATTTGCCCTGATAGCCGTATTCGATTTCATTGTAAAACATCTTTTGATTAAGGCGTTTCTTAATGTCATATACTTTGCCCAACGATAGTATAGGAGTGTTTTTATTGTAAAAGAAATTCCTTTTTTCAAGGCGCAAAAGGTTTCTGCCAGAGTCTATCTCAAAACCGAAGCCAACACAGAAAACAGCATCGGTAAAATCTATTAATTCCTTAATGCTGGTAAATACTTTTTTGTCTTCCATTGCGCGCAGGTTGCCGCCATTAGTCCAGCCAATGAAAGCGCCCTCGCCATCAACGGCGTAGCCTAATTCAGTTCGCCCCAAAAGATCACTTGCGAAACAATCAATTTCATTTGTCAGATACCTACAGCATTGCAGGTAAACATCATGCAGTAAAAATGTTTTTACTATTGTCGATGGTGCTACCGTGGCGTTCTCAAAAAATATTTGAGTAGGTGTTGTGACGCCAACCCAATCGCTTTCAAATTCCCAATGTTCACCAGCAACAGGAGCGTGCCCAATATTTTCACCGACAAGACTCGCCCATACTTTTCCGGAATAGATAACACGCTCACCTTCATCAAATTTTGATTTATCATCCCACTCGCGAGGTGATGCTTGTACAAAAAAATTGTGCGTTAAAATTTCGGTGCTGAACCCTATCGGCATTGTGAAAGTGCCCCATACTCTAATCGTGTGGTATACATAAATTTTGTACCCCACCTCAATATTTACGTCCTCCTTAGTATACGATGCCTGAACGTAAGGGAAGTCCGTAGTTCCGCAGGGCATCGTTGGTGCGCGCGTGATTGGTTCAAGGATTAAAATGTTGTCATTTTTGTCGCGCATCTCAAACCAATAAATTATTTCGGTGTTCGCCGTTTTGTTGTGCTCAATACCGCAGACATAAGCGCCTTCATAATTAGTGTCACCACCAGAACCCAAGACTTCAATAGCGTGCCTCATGTTTATGTCAATGGCAGCGCGCAATTTTCCTGCTTCCGTGGCGCGGTATATTTCAAACCGCTCTTCTTTATGCGCGGTTAGATGCGTGATGTATTCTGCGGTTGTTTTTGAACCTGCGCCCATGCCTGGTTCAAGCTGTGGGTATGAAAAACCGACTTTAAAAAAATCAGTCAGCTCTTCGAAGGTTGCTTTATTTGTGTCCATACTGCCTACCATTATTGCATCCTTTTCTACAGAGAATGGGTGACCTAACGCTAACCATGCTTCGTATTCAATTGGATTTGTTATGGGATTTGGTGGCGGTGGGTCATCATCCGGTGGAATATTAAATGGGAAAACTTCTTGGTGTGGAGACTCATTACTATCCTGCGGACCGCCGGAGGACTTTTTGTAAATTGTTTTACTGTGGTAAGGGACTTGGAATGAATTGATAGGGGGGATAGCGCTACCGTTCTGGCTGACGGTAGTTTCAATATCTATATTTGTGTCCAGTAAATTTAAAATCCGTCTCTGGAAACCAATCTGCTCAATGTTGACGGTAACTTTATCTTCATACAGATCATATTTGTTATAGTTTATTTTTCCATTGGCATAGAGTTTCCACTTCCTTAAGTTGGGGTCGTACTCATACATATTTACCAAGACCTCCGCGTCTATACCGCCATGTTTTTCAAACGCCTCCTTTATGTATTGCCTTGACTGTTTAATAAAATCAATATCAAAAATGACTTCATAGATCACCCCCTCATTGTCAGTGCTGCGCTTTACTGTCTGTGTAACCTCATTAATTCCTATAGGGTCAGCTTCCTCTATTGTAAGCGGTCCCAAAAATTCATTAAGGAGTTGAACACGTAATGCCATTATCTATAAAGTTGGTCCATGAAGTATTGTCTTGTCTCTGCATTCTTGACCATAGCCTGCATCCCCTGCTTGCTAATGTTCCAATGCTGTTCCTTTTTATTGCGTACAGTTTTTTCTAAGCTGTCCAGCTTGCTTCCTATCACCCCTAACATTTCCACATCCATTCTACTGCCCATTCTATCTTCATGCGGTAATGATGCAAGCGCTAACTGGTTCATTGTTTCCTTATGCGTGTCAACTTTAGTGCGCGCAGGCAAAGCCATTACGGTTGACTCATCTGGTGACAGGAATGACTTGCCAGACGGTAGCGTAATAAGTTCGCTGCCCTCTTCACCAACTTGCGCCAATCCTCCTTTGTGATTTTTTGTACCTACTGCATAGGAAGGTATCGGCTTACTGACTACCGCAGCAATTTGCAAAGCACCTAAGACAGCGGTGATAGCTGCCAGCACGAAGGAAGCGGGAGGCGGGTATGTGCCTAATGCTTGACCGATACCCTTGGCGGTGTTGATAGCAATGCTTATAACGGCAACGGTCTTTTCAAAAATTGCTTGCTTACGCATTGCTGCCGCCTGTTGCATTCTTACTTTTTGTTCCTCGGCTGCGGCTTTGTTTTTGATGGCTACCTTTGCAGTCTCGTTATCACCTGCCGCAGCCAATTCCTCTTCCATGTTTTCTTGAATCTTTTCCAAGCGCGCTTCTCTTGCTTCATTTTCAGCGGCAAAGAAGTTGTTAATGGTTTCCATCGCAAGGTCTACGCCGGTGGTCGAAAGTTCCTGCAATCCCTCTTGTACTTTTTGCTCGCCTTCAATCTTCAGTGCATTTTCATTTGTTTGCATCTGAAGTTTGACCGCACTGATTTGATTTTGCAGTTCAATTTGTTTGGCGCTACCCTCTTGGGCATTAGTTAACTGCTTCTCTAAATATTTTAATTGTGAGTCAAGCGAAGCCTGTTCACCCTTTTGTTGTATTTCTAATTTCTTGTCGTTGTAAGCCTGTAACGATATTTCGTTATCGGCAAATTGCTTTTCAAGATTTAATAAGTCTGTATTGACCAGCGTTCCAGCTTTATTGGCAAGGTTTTGAGCATCGCGCGCGAGGACTGCAAATACATTTTCTTTTGCACGTGCTGTGGATGCTGCCGTGAGCTCATCCATTTTGGCGAACATATCCTCGGTAATTTTTACAGCTTCCGTTTGGTAGGCTACATCATTGTCGATGGCTTTGTTAATATGTTCCTCCTGTAATGCTAATTGCTGGTCAAGTGATAAGGCTGTGTTATTAAATATTTCGTCCCTTACTTCAGAACTTAAGTTTACTCTTTCGCGCGCAGCCTTACGCGCCTCGTCCATTTCTTTATTTGAAGCATTGATGGTCATTTGAATCTTTGCCTCGTTGATGTCCGCTATGGCCTTAGTCGATTCACCTAGATTTGAAAATTCATTTGCAATAATCTTTTCATTGGTGGCAATTGAATCTTCTAACTTCCATTTGTTTAAATTTTCTGTCGCTATACGCTCGGCGTTAATTGCGTCCTGCCTTCTCTTCTGAATAGCTTGCACGGTGGCGAACTCTTCGGCATTCCTTTTTTTCTTTCCATCCAGAAATTCCTGTTCAGTGTTATTGACCTTTGCAGTCAGGTCGGCAATTTGTTTCAGCTCATCTTCAGTCAATTGTCTAACTGCCAGCCCATCTTTGAGTACCGTTAACCGGTCTTTTAAAATATCTAACTCAGTTTGTGCCAGCGCGACATCACCCTTGCTTTGCTCTTCCAGTAATTTGTTTGCTTTTCTCAGCGCTTCAAGTCTATCCTCTTCACTAAAACGTAAGTCATCTTTGACCTTCGCCATTTCCTTTGACACTTCCAGCTCTGTTACACTGTCATCGATAATATCCTGAATGGCATCTTTGTTAAATTTGTTTTGGCGCTCCTGAATAGCCATGAGCTTTATGGCTTTGTCTTCTGCAACGCCATAGTACTCCATTAATTTTTTTAGTGCCGACTCCCAAGTATCGACCACCACTTTCTCTATTTTGTCATAACCATTTTCAACCCCTGTGGCAAATTGTATCGCAGCGTTCGCCGCTGTCCTTGCAGCCTCTTGCCACTCGCCACTAAACGCCTGACCGACTGCTTTTGCCAGTACTATTATTGACGTCAACCTATTCCATAAATTTGTAGCGAGGAACTTTACAAAGTCTTCGCATGCCTGCAACGGGTCTTCCCACATCGCACTAAGTTTATCGGTTAACGGTTGTATTAATTTCATGAAGCCCTCAAATGTCTCTTTGGGCTTGGTGAACATATCGACCAGCGCTTTGCCTACCGATTCAAGTATGTCAAGGAATGTGTCAAGGATGGCCTCACCAACTGCAAGGACTTTATTCCATTTATCTTGCCCCTCGCTTGTGGCAGTGAAGTAGCGCGCAAGTCCGGCAACGGCTGCGGCGATGGCTACTAAAATAAGTCCTACAGGATTGGCGACTAATGCCCACAGCGCTTTCCCAAAACTGACAGCGCCATCATAAGCGGCTTTCAGTCCCGGGGAAATTTTACCAAGTGCGTCACCTAAACCACCTGTCGACTTTTCGCCCTCTTCTAATTGCTTATTCAGTTCATCGGTGGAGGTTTCTGCCATCCCTGCTTCCTTACGGTATACGTTTATTTGGGTAATGTTATTTTGGATGGCGATTTTTAAGTCATCAAAAGATTTTTTCCCTTCGTCCGTTGACTTGTCTAAACCTTTTTGAGCAATCATCAAATCCTTAGTCTCTTTTTCTTGGTCTTGTATTGCCTTATGCGCTTTCAGGATTGACGCAGTATAGTTCCCGACATTGCCGCTAAACTGTCCCATCTCTTCGCGTAATTCGCTGGCAGCTTCCTTCTGAGATTGGATTGTTTTCAGGAGTGTAACACCTGTTTTACTGTTACGTTCCTCTTCACTTCTGAGATTAGAGTATGCCACACGGTTCGCGTTCAATGCGGCTTCAATTTCTTTTAAGGATGAATTAAGTTTATTAACTGCGACCGCCTCCTTCTCACCAAGCGCATTTTTTTCCTTCATCTCAGCTTTCAACTTCACCAATGCCTGTTCCTGCTTGCGATACTCGTCATTGTCGCGCGCGATGGCTATCGACATGGCGTTGGAAACTTTGGTAAGTTCTTTCTGCGCCTGCGCGAGTTTATCGGTGTCGTCTTTTAATTTTTTTGTAGATATGCCACCACTGCCAGCGGAACCAGCACCTTTGAAAGCATTGGAAAAATCCAACCCTGCTTTCCTGACTTCCTGCATGGTGACAAGGTATTCCTCCCAATTCTTTTTCATCACCAGCGGCGCGCGCAGTGCCTCGTCACTTATAAAATCCTGTCTCTCAAACTCGGCTGCCATAACTTTTCGCTTTATTATTCCGCGACTCTACATTTTTCCTCTTTATGATTTTATTGTATTCATTATACCGTGATAGTGTTAATGAATCGTCAACGGTGAAGCCTAACGCCGTTGTCAAGTTCGCCATCAGGACTTCAAATGTTACCTGCTTGTTACTGCCCTTGCTTTGCTCACCTGCTTTCACGATGGCCTTATAACGCATTTCGATTTTGGTGACTATGTTATTGGATTTATTCAGCGCAGCGTTTAGACTTCTGACATAATCAGAGAAGGAGGTCAACATAATTTTGTAACCCTTGCTCGCCAGGCGGTCGATGATTACGTTATCAATCACAAAAAAAGATTCCGTCAGGTCAACCCTTATCACAAGGAAGTCCGCTAAAAGTTTATTGTAGTGGTTCAGGTTATCGTAGTAACTCCTATACTCAGCACTGCCATTAACTTTGCTATTCTCTTGTATAATTTTTTCCCACTGCTCAAAACATTCGTCAATAGTGCCACGCCCATACATTATCAATTGCATGTAGTCCGCTGTCTCGGCTACTTCAATAAAAAGTTTGAGCGCAATATTGTTATAGTCAAAAAATCTAGTTTGCGGAGTAGACGCCTCTATAATATTCCCGGACACTAGCCTCGATGATTTCCAGAAAGAAAGATTTGCCTTCCGTGCTCGGCCAAAAGATTGCTTCGCCGTATTTGTCAACCAAGTGATCACGTTTTTCATCTTTTGAATCTATTATGATTGGGAACTTTTTCGTTACTGCATAAAACCCATCCCAAAAATCCCCTGTTAATCGTAAATCCGTTACGCCTTTCGGGTTCAAATGCCTTTTCATTTCTGCATAATCTTTACTGCGGTATGCTTGCAGAAATTGACCCTCACCATCTTTACCATTTAGTAACTGCCCCGTTATGATGTCAAGCAATAGATGTTCATTCTCTTTTATGATTTGTAGTAAAGCAAATTCCTGCGCTTTAATCGTTACTTTCTCCATTTTCGCTATGTAATCGGTAACTTTGCTCATAAAAATTAAGTAAACCCCGGTAAATTAACAGGGGTTTACTATTTAGGTTTAGGTACTAGGTAAATCATCGTCATCGTCCCCATCGTCATAGTCAATAGTGGCGGTAGTGCCATTCTTGACAGCTTCCGGTTCTGACTTGACCTTTGCTTCAGCTTTTTCCCATGCCGCTTCCATTTCGGTTTCCTTTTTTTCAGGATTACCTAATGCGAAGTACTGCTCAAACTTTTCTTTGAATTGTTCGAACGTCAATGATTCTTTGTAAGAGATATTTACTTTCATGGGGTGATAGTTACGGTTGCAGCAATTAACTCATAAGCCTTAACGCTCAAATTGTCTGGTGTTTCACCGCCGAGCGTTCCGGTTGTGAATGCAGTTCCAATAATTGTATAAACTCCATCGACTTCAGTGACAGATGTTATAGGTTCAACTACTCCCGCAGCGGACTTCTTGATAAAGTCTGCATTGTCCAGCCCGAGGATATTAGTCTCATCGCATACAGTTTTAACAGTAGCTTTAATCTGTGTGGCTGTTGGCACGCCTACGACTGTAATCTGTCCATCAGTTAAGCGGTTCAACTCGTCAACATAAGACGCTTCCATTATCGCCCCTGTCTTGTCTATCTGCTTACTGTTTTTAAGGACGATATAAATTGGTGTGCGCGTTGCTGCGCTGCCATCACTGATCATCAACTTTTCAACGTTCAATAGACTGACATTGAAGCCCATAAAGTCGCCATCGGTATTGTCCATACCAAACAACTGGTTCTCAATATCAAAGAACATCACACGTTGATTGCCTCCGTTATGCGTTCCCATTGCGCGGTGAGTGCAAAGGTCTTGCTGTACTTGTACGCGCCATCTATACTTTCCGTCTCTAACTTTTAAATCTGCCAGTGGCGTTTCTTCATAAACTGCGTCCTCCTTTGCGTCCTCAAAGCCGACAAATGGCGGCCATAAAAATATCCGTTCGTTTAAATCCGGATTCAACATTGCATCCTGCAAATATAGTTTGATAGCATCGCCACCTTCTTCAATTGTTGCCGCAGGTATTTTAAATCCTAACGGCGTGGTGAACATTGTAGCAAACATTTGAGGAAGCATGGTGCAGCGAACCACACCCATATTTTTTTTCGCTTCATCACAATTGCTCATATCTTTAAATACATTTAGGTCGTTTGTTTAATTTTAAATCGATTAATTCTATTGCATCGATAGGGTCTTGAAAGATTTGTTTAACATTCCCCTCAGTAGCGGCGGTCCCCCAGAACGGTCTGTCAATAGGCTTGCATGGTGGGTATTGTTGGTGTCCCTCCCATGTGAAAATTCCAGACTTCTTAATACACACAAAAAACTTTTCAACCATAGGATATAGAATAGGCCACAACACTTTTTCATAACGCTGAGACGCTTTGTAATTTTCGTCCGTGAACGTGATGAAGGCAATGTTAAGGCTGACGTTTTGCAGACCGTTGATTAATTCCTCCGGAACATCTAAGCGCAGCGCGACCAGTGGGTACCTGCGATATTTGTATTGTGTCCCTTCTTTTTCCGTCAACGTGTTTGCAATTTCTAAGCGGTGCCCATATTCATAGTAAGGTTTCTCTTCACCTTCTAAGCGCATGAGTTCAACCACCGTTCTAATATCCCATACTATAGGAGTTCTCATATATTAAATGGATTCATGTTGCCCAATTCATCGTATGCGTGCGATAGGTAGGTGCTGAATGTGTCGGGACTAGAATCATCAAAATGTCCTAGACTTTGTGCATACATCAGATACCCGTATAAGGAATTATATTTATGGAAGCGGTCACCTGCAATGGTTGAAAATTCATTGTAAGCGAATGAGATGCTTGGCGCTGAACTGACAATCGTTGCGTTTTCCTGATTGCGTTGTGCCATTCCTGACTTGGTGTGGTCGCGCATTGTGTCGCGTGTCCAATACGCATATACATAGGGGACCAATAAATTTTTCATCCCCACCCATGTATTGTCTACTGAATAATAATTGTAATTGCCAACACCATTATACAACATCAGCCATCGGTCGTCCTCCACCATCGTCCATGAGATTCCTTCGGCAGGCACAACGTTTAAATTGTTATCTACTAAGGATTGCCAGACGTGGTAATTGTAGAATACTAAATCGTCTATAGCGTAGCCCGGAGTATTCGTACCAACCCATTCAGGTGGCAGAGCATCAAGGCCTGCGATAAAAGATTCATACCGCGTTTGTCCAAGAAGTCTAACCAAAATGCGCCTTACCTTCTTATCAATGTAGTTTTGGAACTGGACATTTGGCAGCGTTCCACCTTCAGGCGCTTGCGCTTGTGCATTTGGAACGTTGTAAGGAATTTGGTTAAAATCTTCCGTGGTTAGTATTTCCATCTTTCAAAAATTTACCTACATGTCTAACCTACCTTTGCCTTTATCTTTACCCGACTTATCTTTTGCGGGAACAGCGTCACCAATAGTCGCCGCTTCACTTGCAACAAGTTTTTCGGCAGCGAGTTTGTGAACTATCTTCTTTACTCCTTTCTTAAGGAATTTGCTTTTACCGGTACCAGTAATTTCTACCAGATCATCGGCCTTTACTTTCTTGTCAGCCATTTTTATACTGTTTGAAGTTGTTATCATTTTTATTTATGGTAGTGTTGGTGCAGTAAGTAAAACCTTAATTGCATCGAAGTCCCCCTTAACAAATGAACCTTCATTGTTAGAAGCTATATAATTATGGAAGTATGTCTCCACAATAACACGGAAGCGGTTATGGTCTAAATCACTTTCCACACCAGTGACAGGACTGCCAATGACAGTCACACCATAACCCATGCGGACGGTGATGGCCTCGTCTTCAATTTCCCACAGACCACTTTCACCTAAGATGAATTCGCCTACAGGAATTTTTGTTGAGGTACGAAGCATGAAGCCCATCATTCTGGTTTGACCGTTCGGGTCTGTTGTAGGAATAGTCAAATAGAATTGACCGTTAACGTCCTGTAACATTCCGATACGCCATTTGTCTTGTGGGTTCATAATGAGCACGTCAGGGAAAAATCCTAGTGCTTCAATTTGCGCAGCGGCGGCGGCGATGGCATGATAGTCGGTAGGGTTTTCATATTGACCATCTAATGCGCTGCCCACATAAGGCGCTGCATCTGCAAGAAGATCTACAGTAAGGATTGCAGCGTAGTCCCTTAAAAGTTTTTGCTTAATCAACCTTTGGATGATTGCATAGGCTTCCTTCCGGAACTTTGCGAACTCTTCTGTGTAAACTGTCTTGCCTGCAACCTTGCGGTACTCGCTGAAGTTACGGACCAGTGAAGTAGAGACTAAAGGTTTCAAACCACCTTCTGCAACAATTGCAAAAGCGCCTTCTTCATCGCCTTCCTCCAACCATGTTTTGAATTGTGAAATCTCGCCGACTGTCCTGCGTGAAGCAATATCAAAAACATATTCACGCGCGTAACGTTTTGGCACGAACGCACCTACTGAGAATGATTCCAGTAATTCATCAGGCAAAGCTGCGTCACCTGTTATGGTGTTTTCCAATGTCATTATCGCGGCAGCCTTAACGGACAATTTCACCTGTCCAGCTTTTGCGCGCACAACATTTTCAACGTCTGCCATCTTCTCTTCCAGTTCTGTCTTGAAAGTTTTATTCTTGACAGGCGTACCAACTGACTTAAGGTGCTCAATCGCTTCACCTTGCTTTTTCAGAATTGCGCGAATGCCTTTATCGTCTTCGCCAATTAGTTCCTCAACTTTTTTGAGGTCTAATGCCATATCACCTTTGTCGTTAAACATTCCTTTAAATGCCGACTTGACTTCCTTAACGACTTCATCTTTATCTACCTGCTCTGGTAGTTCGGAAATGCGAGAATTCAATTCCTCAATTAATTTGAGGTTGTCTCCCGTAAGACCTTTAACATCAAATAATATCTTCTTCATCTTTTGAATTCGTTTACGTTTAATTTATAACCACCAATCTCCACCAGAACTTGATCGGCTTGTTTTGTTTTGAGTGATTTAAGTTTTGCTCGCTTCGGCTCAATACGTGCAAGTGATATATGTTTAGTTATCAATTGTCTTAATTCTAATTGCTTTACCCGTGGTAAAGTTTTTATGAAATCATCTGTCTCATAGTCCAGATTCTCCTTAGCGGTGACAATATCTTCAGCGGATTTAATTGCATAGGTTTCCATATTGCATCCAATGGTTACCGCGCTGCCCTCGTATAGTTCAACCTCTAGCAACATTATTGAGTCTGTCGCTTCATCATAGCGCACCTTGTCCCAGACATATTCATAGCCAAAACTGAATTGGTTGATGGTGCCGGATTTAATTTGTACTAAGCACCTGTCAGCGGTAGGGATGGGGTCTAACTTCGCTTTGAAGTATAGGCCATAGTTATCTTCCTTAAGTTCAAGGAACTGCCCGATGGGTTCTGACAGAATATGTTGCCAGAGCATTACGATTTTATATTTTGAATCGCTATCAGGTCCGCGCTCGCGGATGGATTTTTTAAAGCATCCCTTAACGCAAGTCTCTCCGCAAATATCTTTCACACCGAACACCGCCATGTAACCTTCTACAATACGCTCTTCCTCACTGACTACTGAAAGTCTTAAGTCTAACATGTGAAGGTTCCCCTCCGCGTCAATGAAGCTGCCAGACAAATTATTTATTGGTCTTGCTTTCAGCCTCAACGCTTTTATCTTCGGGTGTTGCTGGTTGTTCTGGTTGACCAGGTTGTCCGGGTTGTGTTTGTTGTTCTGGTTGTTCATCGTAGTATTTTTCAAATTCTGGGTCTGGGTTTTTCTCTTCACCAATTAATTCAAGCCATCGGTTCTTCGTTATTAGTCCGGCTTTGTATTCCTTCTCGGCTGTTGAACTCATGGTTGAGCGCGTGTCTGCCACAAGTTTTTTATCCTCTTGCAGTACTTCAACTTTTGTGAAGTCACTCCACACATATAAGTTTGCTCCTTCACTTACTACGCCGCTGGTAAATTGCTCTAGGCGTGAATCACTCTCAGGTATTATAGTGTCGCGGTAGGCAGACTTCATCGCCTGCTTTTTATTGTCAAAGGTTACGTCCTTCGTCCGCGACATTAACTCCACCGGCCATCCGTAGCCATCACATAGCCTATTGATGTCGTCATCAATTTCCTCGAACAGCATTAGGTCGGCAGTAGGGAATCCCATTTGCTGCCATTGGAGATTTGCATCGCTTATTATTATTTGGAAGGGTTGACCGATTAATCCGTAGCGCTTAAAATCAGTTTGTAGCTTTTTCTTTTCGTCAAGGTCTAAGGGGATTACACCTGCTTGGTCTTTCGCACCATTGGAAAGTATGCCGATAGCGCCGCGCTTAGTTATCAGTGTGTTGCGCGCTTTGTATGCAGCAACAATATTCGAGATGGGGTATTCGAGCGATACTAAACGACTATCTGGTATGGTTAACTCTGCGTCATAATCGGTGCCTATACCATCGTCATAAATAAAAAAAATGTCGTCAAACTTTAATTTAATCCGTTCACCGTTCCAAAAAATAAAGTAATCTTTATAAATGCCGCTTATGTTTTTTTCCTTTAACCACCTGCGCGTATAGTCTAAGTCAAACAACCACGGCGGTATATTCCATAGTGAAGTGAGTTCGTCCACCATACCAGTGGGGCGCATGCGCAGGATAGGCACGTAGCCAAAAATATCTACATAGTGATTTAACTGAGAGAAAAATTGCTTCTGCGTCTGTAGTATATTTGGCTTTGCTATTACATTGCGAATTGATTTTGCTTCTGCGCCACTGCCTTTATTATCGCTGTTGGAATTGTAAACGTCAATCGTCCCGGTGTTAAATGCCTTGGCTCGTTTACCTACTACGGCTTTGAAAGGTGCGCATTCTCTGTAAGCTCTCAGATAATCCTTTTCACATTTCAAATCAAAAAAATAATCCTCTCCACCAGATAAGGATAAATGGGTGACACCGATATGGTTGTTATACTTGTCTAGGAGGTAGTCAGCGCTTGCCAAATTCTCCCATCCCTCCAATGAATCTTTCACATTAAATAGTCCGTTTGGATAACGTTATCCATTTGAAAATTATAAATGTGGCGGGCTTGTTCTCAATTGATACCGTATATGATGTTCCTATATACGCACGCAAAACTTCATACTTCTCTAACCAAATAAAATCTCCATTTATGTTAATGGGCAGCCATGCGAACCGCTTAATTAATTTAGTGGTGCCATGCTTTAACTTTTGTTTTCCGGTTTTTAATTTCATAACCGATTTTAAACCTATACCCGTATTAAGTTTACTAAGGCTGCATATCTGGCAGCGTCCCACAAATGATTGAAGTCATCTATGGGTTCATCCAACCTGATTCCATTTACTACTCTATAGATGTATTGCCCTTGTTCCTTGCGCCACTCGGGACAATCCACTAAATGGATTTTGTACTTTTTAAGTAGTGAGATGCCGTACTTAATTGAGCCATTGAACTTGGTCACTGGCATAACTTTTAATTTTGCCTTACGACATTCCATAATAAAGCCGAGCGCGTCTGCGCTATCCATCACCAATAAATTATTTGCACCTACATGCTCGCGGACCGCTGGCACATATTCATTGCAAGAGGGGGTAGGCTGGTAAAATTTCTTTTCTAAGTAAAGATTGTTTCCAATAACGCCACACTTAACAATCGTGGACGGGCTGTTGGTATACCCTAAGTCACTGCCATAAAATACTCGCTCGCATGCCGATGGGAATTCCTTCAGCCATGTGACATGTTGGAATATCAGACCTTCAGGGGCAGTGCGCAGACCAAGACCGTAAACGTTCCATCGATAATCATCCGCAGTTCCTTCATTTTCGTTTTTTACACAGTGTAATAATTCGATTAACTCTTCAATTGAATACTTATCTACATTTTTCTTTATGGCATAAGTCTTACAATACGCGATGGCTTGGTTGGCTTCCAGTTTTTTATCAATCAAGACTTTTCCATATACTGCGCACTGGCTAACTGACTGATAACTTAAAATCTTCCTCCGCTCATTTTTAGTTATATAGGGATTGTCCTTGAATGTCGTCTTTAGAAAAGAGACGTCCTTGCGGTTGCCTACCTTGTCATAAACCCAATGTTCAGTAAATTTGGGATTGTAATCACCCCACCAGAAGCGCCTGCATCGTTGCTCGGTGTCATCAAAAACGTTTTGCGATATGTCTAACATTTCATTGAAGTAGGCTATGTCGCATGAGTTGCCAGAGAACACACTTTCATTTTCTGCCCCGAGTAAATTTATTTTGTTGCCGTATAGCTTAAACGTTTTGACCTCCTGCTTATCTGCAAATGGTGATTGGATACCGGCCATAGGTAGCCGCCTATTGAAGTCATCGTAAAGCGTGGTCTTAAAACTGTTGTAAGTTTCTTTTATGATGTTGATAGTCCAGTCTGAACTAACATGGCTGGTCAAGTAGATAATAAAATCTATACTGCTCCATGTTTTACGCGAACGGCTACTGCCTTCCAGTAAAGCACCTGTTTTGTCCTCGACAAAAGATCTATGCAGGTGAGTTAAGTTTGCATTAATTACCCTGTCACTCATAGCAGAAAAAAAAAGGAAGTAGCATGCAATGCCGCTATGAACTAACATTGATACTACTCCCAGTTTTAAAACGTCCCCTCTCATAAAATTTATCCGTTAGTCTCATCAGTATGAGATTCTAATTCTTTTGCTTTCTCTTCAGCTTCTCTTTGCAATGTCTTTTGATACTCTTCATCCAATGGGAATAAATCAGCGACCATCTTCCTATTGTCTTCCAAATTGAATTGCACCTCTTGTTTAGCTTTGCCGTATGCTCTGTCCAGTAATAACTCAGCGGCGCGAACATCTCCCTGAATTGCTTTCGCCCTTAGCCTCATCAGTATTACTTCCGCTGCGCTCTTGCCCTCCTTTTGTTCGCCTAAAACATTGGCGAGCAATTCCTTTAACAGTGGTATCTTTTTTGGCCTTCCGTTCTTGTTACCAGATTGACCAGGTTTCCACTTTTTCAAGTTTTGCGGTCTGCCTCCACGTTCCATTGTTTATCCATTGTTTACATTGAGCGGGTAGGTCAGAATCGAACTGCCACCAACGGACTGGAAGTCCATCGCACTACCATTATGCTATACCCGCCTGTTTTTGCCTTTCGGCTATTGGAATATTCCTCCCCTTATACATTCCTGCGCCCATCTCATCAATTTTTGAAAAGGGGATGATGGGGACAGTTATTTTGCAGCTTTTGTCAATCAAAAAAATGTAGCGCAATTGGTAGCCTGTTAAAAGTTTTAATGAATCCCAATAATCCATCTGGTTAGGACGATGCGCCTTGAAAGTCATTTCACTAAATACTTCACCAGTTTTTTCATCAACCCTTTGCCCCTTATTTTTTTTTACACCAGTTAAGACAAAGCCGCTCGCTCTGTATATTGTACCGTCCCCGCATTGCGTCCCATCACTAAAGGACAGTATCCATTTAATGTGAGGCGCGTTCTTTTTTATAAGTCTTATTGAAATAGCAATACACCTGCTTTCGCTGTACCGTGGTAAGTAGTCATTAAATACCATGCGGTTAAGCTCTAGCATTTCATTCCATAGTGACGGCTGAACTAATGGTAATACTTTGCTTTTGACCATAGGACTGCCATAGGACAAAACGCCGTGCAACTTGCCATTCAGGAAAGCGCCAAAGTGTAATTTGCTATTCGGCACAACCTTCCCGCTGTAGTGGTGCTCCTTCACAAATTCATTGGCTATTTGCGCAGGGATTACTTTCACGATTATTTCCTTTGCTCTGCCCATTGCATTACTATTAGATAGAGTGCATTGCCATTGGTATTTTCATTGCCAAATGTTTCACAGTACTTATATTCTTCAGTCTGTTTTATTTCCTCAATAGCATTTTTTATTTGCTCAGCCTGCGCGTCTGCCAGTATGAAAGTGATTTGTTGGAGTGTCCCTTTGCCGCCATCAGGCAATGAAAAATCATCGCCCATCTCATCAATGTTTACATCGAACCCCGGTAAATCCAAACCCCACTCTTCAATCGTAGCGGCGTCCCATTCAGTGGCAATCATTTCCCAATCCCATTCCCCGAATGGCAGGTTGTCCTTTATGATGAATTCCTTTTTCTGTACTTCAGTTAAATCTTTTGCATAGATGACCGGCGCTTCCTTTATGCCCAATTCCTTCAATGCTTTCAGGCGCATATTGCCACCGAGCACCGTGTTATTTTCGTCAATGATGATGGGGCGCAGTTCCATCATTTCAGGGAAATTCTGAATGGAGTCTACCAGCTTGCGGAATTTTTCATCTTTGATTATCCGTGGGTTGGCAGGATTTTCCTTGATGCTTTCTATTGGCACCAGAATAATCTTGGCAGTCGTTTGCACGCCCATTTTGTTTATTAAAAATTTTTTTGTTTACCTTTGTATTGCGTTTTTGAGCTAATACATAAGACGAAATCAAAAGCCGGGGTTTAGCACTGTCTCGGCTTTTACTTTTTAAGACCGTTTGTTGGTGGGGACGGGACTATTCAAAAAATAACATCGGCGCATACTTTTGCATTGTCTTGCTGATGCCTTTACTTTACTTTGTTTTACTGCTTTATTTGGTGTTATTACCAAATTATTACTAAAATAAAAAAGTCGGCCTTTGCTGGTCGACTCATAACTAATTGAATATAAAAATGTTAGGTGTCATAAAATCATTATTTAGTTCACCTAACGACTAATGACTAATTAGGTGAAACCTGTTTTCAAAGTATGCGAAATTTTCATTTAAATGCAATAATTTCTTGATTTTCAACATGTTATATTGTGTTTGCGTTGCCTTCTCATTTTGTTTTTTTGCTGTTTTATTGTACTTTTATATACACTCTTTACCAAAAATGTATTAAAAAATAAAACGCTATGAGAAAACCAACCGTGTATTTCGGCATTGATTACAAGCTAACAAAAGGACCGCATGAGGGCAAATATCACATCCGCATGTGGGTGACTTTCAAGGACGATAACTGGAACCAAGTGCCGTACAAAACTAATGTATTTTGTGAAAAAGGCGATTTTAAGATTTTAAATGATTGGAACCGTACCAGCGTCTCGGCAGTGTTGCAGCCGCAGCGGGACGAGCTGGCAAAAATAAAAGCCAAAGCAACGGCCATCATTGAAGAGTTCGGAATTACCAAGCAAGAAAAGTTCGACCCCTATTTTGCTTCAAAGTACATGACCGATTCGGTGGCGCTGGAATTTGAAAAGAAGATGGCCGAACTGGAAGCCAAAAAACAATTTGGCACCAAAGCAATGTATGGCAATGCGCTGAATTCATTTCAGGCATTTTTCGGAGCAGATTTTACTTACTCAGATTGTACACCTGAACGCCTTTATGAATACGAGGAATGGTTTATTAACCAAGAGCGGAATTCTAAAAACCCGAACGGCACCAAGAAAAGCATTTCAACGGTTGGCTTTTACATGCTACCACTGCGCCACATATTCAACCGTAAAATAAAACCCGGGCACCTGCCAGCTAAGATGTACCCCTTTGGTCTGTATGATGACAAATATATTATCCCTTCCGGTCGCTCGGCAGTTAAAAAATTCTTGGTAGAAACTGAGATGGCTCAATTCAATAGCTGGTCACACGCAACCGATGAGGCGACTGTTGCTAAAATAATGAAGCAGAACAGGAAGTTTTTTGAAGTCCGGGCAATAGCTGAGAAGGAAGGTTTTAATGGCATGAAAGATTTTCAACGTGCCAATATTTTAAAATCTTATGCACTGGAAAAAATTGAGGAGCGGAATAGATTGCATGCCTACGCGAGGTTTTCATATTACGCGAATGGCATAAACATAAATGACATTTGCCGCCTAAAACGCTCAAAAGTTTTTAAAGACCACATCTTGGTAAACCGCCAAAAGATAACGCGCAGGAATAGGCAGAACAGAGAAATAATTATTTGGATGCACCCTGTTATGCAGGAAATTATTAATAAGTATGGCAAGCGCTCACTAGCACCAGATGATTATGTTTTTCCTATACTTGACTTAACAATGTCACACGAAGCGATTTTTAAGACTATTAAAACGACCGTTAACGATGTTAACAAGGTGTTGGCATTGATAAGTAAGGAAATGAAATTTGAGATTAAAATGAAGTCTTACACGCTGCGCCACTCATTTTCCTATGCACTCAAACAGATGCCCGGGTACAAGCGCGAACATTTACAAGATTCATTAGGGCACTTAGACCCGCGCACGACCGATGCCTATGACCACGGGTTTTCACTTGAATGGAAAAAACAATTTGGAGAAAGATTATAACGCTATGAAAAAGAAAAGAATTAAAAAAACTGGAAAGAGCTACGCCGCTCATTTTTATGCACAGCAACTACCCATAGATTTTAAACTGCAAGGACCGTTCGGCAGGCTGTGCGGGTGTTCATCTGTAACAGAGAGATATGTTCATGGTTTTGCTTTAAAGGAAAAGGTTAACGATGGGGTAATCGTTTTTCATGATGGAATCAATTTAAACTTAAGTAAGTAAGTAAATATGCAACCTCTGGAAATTCCTTTATCAGGATACGTTGGAAAGCACCAAATTGAATTCTGTACTTAAATAATCTTGCGTCAATATCGTTGTATTTTTTTTTCACGGATTTTGATTTTCATTTTATTGGGTGCTGGTGTACTGCCTCCAAAATAAGGAAAACTTCTTGCACGTTCTGTGATTTGTCCACATACTTTAGTTCTGGTTATGGTTGAATCTGAATTATTAAATTTAAAATAATAATAATTCTCATCTGCATGAATCTCATAACTATCT